AGCACCATGGCTCTTATGCCTGGGAAGGAAAATTTAAAGATGATATGGAACAAAAAGTTTAAGTATCCGAGAAGTATTCGATCCCTGATCCAGGGGTCCAGACACTATGATATTGGTGACACCAAGCTACCCTCAGTCACAACCATTATATCTGCAACACAGTCGGAGGAGAAGCGACAGTCTCTTGCGAAGTGGAAAGCCCGGCTCGGGGCTACTGCTGCAGATCGAGTTAGGGACCTGGCAGCCCTTAGAGGCACAGCAATGCACACGTTTTTAGAAGCGTATGTAAAGGGAACAGGGCACAAGGACCTAACCAGTATTGGGAAGGAAGCAGAATTCATGGCCAAGAAGGTTATTGAATCAGGGCTCGGGGACCTGGAAGAGGTCTGGGGCACTGAGGTGACATTGTATTATCCGGATCTATATGCAGGAGCTACTGATATTGTAGGAATTTATAATGGACGTGAAAGTATAATAGACTTCAAACAAACCAACAAGCCCAAAAGAAGGGAATGGATAGATGATTATTTTGTCCAATTAGGAGCTTATGCAATGGCCCATAACTACGTATACCAAACCAAGATCCAGTCTGGAATCATTCTAATGTGTTCTAAAGATGGCCTTTTTCAGAAGTTTGAGGTTGCGGACAAGGAATTTGTCGGCTACCAACACACATTCCTTAAGAAAGTGGATCAGTATTATAGGAATTGTAACCAGAACAAACAGGAAACAGGATACAAAAATAAAGAGATAAGCGAGTAAATTAGCCATTAATTGCACCTTACCCCTTGTATACTCTTATTTCAATAAAATAAAAAAATTTTTTTTATTTATTTTTAAAAGTGGTTACAATTGGTACAAAAGTTATTATTGTTGTATACCAACACTTATTCGCTCAAATTTGTATCTTTTTGTTGGATACAATTGGATACAAAAGATACAATTTCAATCCTCCCCCGTCGTCTATGTTCAAAAAGCTAGCAATACCAACAACTTAAGGGACGCGCGCATATGATTTGTATTTTTTATTTTAGTATTTATTGAGAGAAGGGTATACAGAGATATGTTTAGGAAAAAATCAAAATACAAACATGTCAAAATTAATAAAAAGAAGTACTACTTCTACAAAATATCCTGGTTGGATATTACTGCAGACGGAGGCCACGCCACTAGGGAAGAGTTTGATAAGTTCGACTGTTCCAAGATGGTCTCATATGGGTATATCTACAAAAGGAATAAGAAGTTTATTTGGACGTTTGCGAGTTATGATCAGACGGATGAAGTTTTTTCAGATAGGAATGTATTCCCTAAAGGGTGCATTGTTAAAATGGAAAAGCTGGATGTCTAAGAGAATTGACTACTTAAGTGAAGAAATGTACAACATTTGGGAGGAGGATTTAATGCCTAATAAGAAAAAGAAAAACAAACAGAATAATAAAAAAAGAAAAGTTAAGAAGAAAAAAGCTAAAGCTAAAAAAAGAAAAAATAAGAGATAATTAAGATGTGGAATCCGGATCAGCTTTTTGTGGTGGGGATGGTAATTTTTTTACTGTTGTCGCTTTATTGTCTAAGTCTGATTCCTCATTAGATTTAAGGAGCTGTTTAGCTTCTATAATTTTTTCATTCTTTTCCTTGATCACCTTCATACGCTCATAAAGCTGGTCAAGGTTCATGTCATCTATACTACCATGACGAATGATCTTCTGGTCGATATAAAAGCCAGCAGCTTTTCCACGTGCTATCTCTGTGGTTGCCGCAGCAGCCAAATTTCTATTGTCCTTTTTACCTCTGTCTCTAATCTTACCGAGTTCTTCTAAGTGGCCCTCAAAACTTATGCCATATTTTTGCCTTACTTCATCCTGTAGATTACTAATGAAAGCACATACAAGTGGGTAGAGCTTTGGATTACTTAGTTTAGAACCATCCGCTGAGGGGTCAGAGTAGCCTGCTAGTTTAGCAGCTTCTGTTTTTGTAATTGGATTGCCCTCAACTCCATAGACTATAAGCTGAGCAAACTTCATTTGCTTTGGTGTTAATTGTTTAGCTGGTCCTGGCATAATATTGCCATTCTACATAAAATCCTTTATAAGATCAAGCATGGCGTTAAGTGGTAAGATGTTAGACCAAATGTTGCGTAAGTTTATGAAAGCAGAAGTATCTCAAAATGCTCGCGTTCAGATCGAACTTCCTAATGGTGAATTTTATGATTTAAGTGGAATTCAACTCTTGGAAAATAGATTAATTGGTGATAATGAAACGCATCGATTGGTCATAAAATGTGAAAAACCGAAGTGGTCAATGGGTAAAATCATAGGAAAATTATAGGGTAGGCTTGGGGTGGATAGGCTTATCATAACTGAACGACAACTTTGGAAAAAATTAAAGAATGAAACTCCCTCAATATCATGGACAAGGCTGGAAAATTGGGCTTTATTCGGTACTCCTGATTTATTGGGCTATGCTCCTAGCGGGACCTTTTTTACAGTAGAATTAAAATCAACGCCTCCAAAAAACTCCAATTTGGTACGGTTCTCCCCGCACCAAATATCATTTCATATTAAGCATAAAAAAAATACTTTTATCCTTGTTGCTTGTGCCCCGGATCGTGGGCTTGTGCGCTTGTACTCTGGCTCTGGGATCTTGGAGCTTGTAGACTCGGGCTTGAGGCTTGAGCCCTTAGCTTGTGGACTTTCTTCCTGCGCCCGGCTGCTTGAGAGCTTGTAGGCTTGAGGCCTTCGATATCTACTATACTTCCATTACCGTGAAAATCTAAAATTTTTTTCACTAGTGAATTTTATATTGGACTTCTTGAACATCTTTAGACCAACACGCGCGACAGCTGCCGCATTCGTTGCCCTGCTTAGGCGCTGGACATAGGTGGCCCGGTCCCGGCTTCGTGACTACCGTTGACCAGTGAGTCCAGGCGTTGCCGGGTCTCGTATCATTTTTTGCATTGCTTAATCTTATTATTATATTTTTAGGAATCTTAGACCCTGGAAGCGGTAAAAATTGACGCTCTTGAGTCGGAAGCCAGTGTTGTGTAGTAGGTGTTAAATTACAAACTTCAAATATCTTTTTGAGATGGTCCACGCTCTGGATATCTCCCGAGTCATGCCATCTAAAAAATTTTTTTCCTTTAATTAAAACAGCCATTGCCTGGACCCATTGCGGGTGTGTTATTGATTCCAGGCGCCTGGTCAAGGCGTCCTTAACATTTGGAAAATTGTATCGACCTTTAAAAGCATAACAGCCATAGCATGGCGTCCCGGGAATCTCGCGCAATTTTGCGCCTGTAATACAAGCGCGGGCCGGTAGGTTATAACTTCCTTCCGGCATTTTACCGGGGGCGCTTAGGCCCCCGGTTATTTTACTAGCTTCTTTTTTTAACATTTAATTGTTATTTTATGAACATCGAAACCCAATTCATAAAGATGGTTTTCAAGTTCTGAATTGATTTCTTGCTTAGTTGGAGATTTGGATTTATGAGCCTCACACCATCCGCCCGACATACTGAAGGGCGTTGTTGGATGTTCTAACTCAATTGTAATATTTCTTTTTTTCATTGGATGGTTGGCCTCTTCTCCGGTCGCGCGGCTTCTTTCATTGTCCTCATATCTTTTTTTACTAGGCGCAAAATTTCTTCCAACGCGTCAGCTATTCTTTTTAATTGTTTATCATTCATGTTTACCTTCTTTCTAATCCTACTATATCCCAGAGCCCTGGAGCTTGTCAACTAAAAAATTTTTTTCTTGATTCTTTATGGGCGGGCCCACCCGCTTGAGAGCTTGAGAGCTTGTGGACTTATTCATATTTTTTATTTTTTCTTGAAGGGGCCAGTGGCGCGAACCCAAAGTTTACATTGCTGCAACACCTATACGCGCTTTGTTGACACGGTAACACTGACCCCAGGTCCAACTGTTTTCATTTGTGAGTACTCACAAATAATACTTATTACGCGCAAGCGGTAATATGTATCAATTGGACCAGGGCTCAAGTTTGGTCAAGCAATGTCCACTAAAGGACCGCATTTGGTTTACGCTACACGAGCCCTAGCGCTAGAGTTAATCCAGAACGGCGGTGTAGCCACAAAGCTTATGCTTGACCCCTGGTCCTAGCAAATGTATCTCGAGTTGCTATACATTTGAAATAAGACCAGGGCTCAAGTTTAACTAAACCAATATAACATTGCTAAACAGACAACACTCATTATTGGATAAAACCATATACTATCTATTAACATTTTAAATATATCCTTCCCACTTCTTCCATAAATTATCATTTTGTTTTTAACTCCGTTATTTTTTCATTACAATATCAATGAAATTACTAAATTCTGGGTCATGGTCTTGCTCTACATACCATATATCCCTACTATCATTAGCATTAGGACAATTAATAGTAACAACACTATTTTCATCATATTGTTTAAGTTCTTTTATTAACTCTTTTACTTTCATGGGCATATCTTACATTATCCTATATATGTGTCAACTAAATAATTTTAACTACGCTCTTTATGGGCGGGCCCACCCAGGGAAATTTTTTTAGCTTGACGACTTATTATAAATCTTATAATATCCCAGATATAACAGAAAGGATAATATGACAAAAACAATGACGAAGTATCAACTGGAACACTTTAGAGATAAAGTTAAAAGACATTTTAATCCATTGATTGAAGAACAGGAACTATTGGTAAAACAATATAGAACAGAGGCAACTAAAAAGATTGTAGGTAGACTAGCCAAGAAAATGGGCGCTGATAAAATACTTACAGCTTTTAAAGATGCTGAAGAAGAGATGAAGAGGGTTCAGCAGGATGCAAGAACTTTCTTTATTAAGAAAGCCAAGTCCGAAGATAAAAAAGAAAAACTTAATTATAACTTTACAGACCGCCAAGAAAGAATAAGTCTTGCTGATTGTGAAGAGCAGTTGAGAGAGTGGGCAAAAGATTTGGTTGACAGAGAGATAAGAAGAAGACCAGAAGGTAAGATGTTAAACCAACTTGAAAGTGTAAAAACTAAAGCCCTT